TAAAAGAAAAATTAAAAATACTAATACTGATACTAAAGCAGTAATGATTTCTCGAGGTGGCGACATTTATATTACTATTAGAAAATAATTAAAAAAAAACTAACCCTGTATACTTATCTACAAGTATACATTTAACATTTATACTTTCTACTTGTTTAATATTATACACACGGTCATCAAAAAAAACCACGTCATCTTTTGAAAGGTTCCTATGTCTATTTAAAATTTCTATTATCATATCTTTTTTGTTTGTATACTCTTCTATTTTGTTTACATGTTTTGACAACAACTTAGTTTCACCTAATATATCATGAAAATATGATAAAGAGATACCATTCTTATCTAGAACTTCATCTGGTTCCCTATTATGAGATGCTATATATAAATATTTCCCCTGGTTTTTTAAATAGGATAAGAATTTTCTTATTTTTCTATTATAGTCTAAAGAATACTTCCTGTTAACTTTATGTAATACCAGAGTATCATCTAAATCAAATACAAAAATTTTATAATCTATCAATTGTTTATCTTCCATTATCTTTAATAAAATATATTTCTTTAAGTTTTTTTCTATATATATGATATATGAAAAAGGAATACTTATCTATTAGATCGCCTACTAAAAAACGCGTAGTGGATAATATCGTAAAAAAACCATTTTATGATGCTTTAAAAGCTATACAAGACCTTTCTCAAGACTTGGATAAAAAACCAAAAGATAAAGCAAAAGAACTAGAACAGTTGTTAAAAATTGCTGAAGATATGGTAAGAGAAAAAAGGAAAAAAACTTTAATAAATAAAATTGTAAGTAAATTTAAGTCTTTTAAGAAGAAGTAGCTTCTTGCTTTTTCATTCTCTTTCTTTTATAATTTATGAGCTCTGTATACTCATCTGTTATAAATTCTTCGTTTCTTGGTAATATTTTGCCAGACCATACGTTGTCAATAGTTACTTATATAGCTTAACATTAAAGTCATTGTATGATTTGTCATATATTTTCATTACCCAATCAGGGGGAATATCTTAAATTTATATTATTTTTTTTTTAAATTTAAGACATATTTTGTAGTAAAACTATCTAAGCTGCATATGCGAGGCCGCCCATGCCTGAGATCACCCGAAATACATTGTATGATTTTGCGTAAGTGTAAAGTTTGATAGCAGCAGACGAAGCAAATGACAATTGCATAGTAGCATTATCAATTCTGGACATATTTACTGAACCAGAAGGTTGATGTTCTTCTGGCTTAAGAGCAAATGAGTAGACATAGACACCAACAGCTGGTCCACGGGTATGATGTTGATCTGGTTGGACCAAGTTGAAGTATCCAGCCTTTCTGGTGGAAAATCGGTCTTGTCCGTTAAGCAATAGCTTAGCATCAACAAGGTGATTTGCTCCAGCAGATGTGAAGTCACCCCAAGTCTTAGCAGTAGCAGCAGAGTCCAATTGAGCGACCCAAACGATTTCTTTAACTGGGTGGTTAAAGTTTAATTTTTGTCGGACAGCAGTGGAAGAGAATGCTTCAGAACCAGTGAATTGAAGTTGTTCAATCAAGTATTCGTGAGCAGCTTGAGCAAATTGTCTTCGTTCATCAGTATCCAAAAAGATGTAATCAGCATACAATGAAGCAGAAGTAAGAACTGGAGTAGTGGTTGTTCCAGTAGCAGTGATATAACACTCAGAAGCAGGTCGGAATTCTACATTGACCTTGACTTCGTGATACTGTAAAGCAATCAATGGAAGAGCAAGTCCAGCATTTTCACAGAACCAGAATTTCAATGGAACGTATAAAGTATAAGCTGGGATGGAACTTGCAGCAGTTTGAAGAACTGATGGAACTTGTCCAACCATTTTCTTGTAGTTAGCTTCCCGTGCTCCAGTAAGAGTAAGTTCAGACCAAATGTGTAACCATTGTCCGTAATGACGGTCAATACGTGCTCCACCAACTTCGATCTCAACTTCTTTAATAATATGATGACCGATATAATCGATCCAGCTTTGGTTTCCAGATCCTGTAAGGACTGGAAGTTCTACCTGAAGGTACATCTTATGAATAAGATCACCATTTCTGGAGATAGTTGCGGAAACTTTTCGACCGAAGTCGACTGTTCCATTAACGTTTACACCCTGACTTTCGCCATATTTATCTGGATTTAACCAGGGGACTAGACTTTATCTTAAGAGTTTTTACACCCCCATTACCATTAAGTCGTTGAACTGCACTCTTGGATTTTAATTTCATTTAAATAGTTTAATGCTGAAATATATAATTCTTCGTTTAATAATTTTTTAGACATGAAATATTTAATATTAGTTTTGTATTTTACACAAAACCCGTTTCTATGTTTTTGAATATATTTTTCATTGGATGATTTCTCTACTACTAGAGGAGAGCTAAGATTATTTAGTTTTTCTAAATATTCTAAAGCTCTGTTTAAATTATAATCATCTCCCTTTTTTTTATTAATAAAACGTTTTTCTGGCCCCATTGGGTGGTTAACCACTCTATAACCAGGGTCACATTTTATCAAATACATAGGTAGATAATGATTAGTAGTATTTGAAAGCTTTTCTCGAGTTTCTTTAGAAACTGTTCTACCTTGTAAAGATAAACTTATTTTCTTTTTACTTTCTTCGTGATGCTTTCCACTACTTCCTCCTAATTTAATATTCATTCCTCTTGGAATTTGAGAATCATACTTTATTATATATTCTATTTCTTTTTTATCTAAATCATTATCTGAACAATTTTCTAATTCTTCTATTTTAAAATGAAATCCTCCATATTTCCTTAAAGCTTTATTTAAGACTTTACAGTGATTTTTATAAACTCTATTAGTATCTTCTAGATGCTCTTTGAATCTTTTTTCAACTGTTTTTATAGTTTGTCCTATATAAATCTTTCCAGAAGGAGAAGTCAATTTATAAATTATACCCATTTATATTAGGTAAGTTTATTTTTTTAACTTAATCTTTAGAGCTTGGCTGCTGATTGCCCAATACTTTGAATTGTCACCATACCCAAGTTTTTTCTTGGCCAGATAAATGTTTCCATATATCCTTGGTATCAAAGTCTCTAAGGGTGTCCCAGCAATTTGATAATGTCGCAAATAATAATACTTAAAAGTATTACATTCACTAGCAACTGTATTTTGATGAAATGATAACAATTGGCAGGTGTTTTTTAATTTCATCAAATAGGAATACAACAGATTTCCTACAACATATCCTAATAGTTGTAGCTGGTTACTTTTCAACCCATAAATTCAGGTTTGTTCGATTGCTTCTTGAGCAAAATTGGTGTGTCTTCTATAGACTACTTTAAAAAAGGTAATTTGAGGGTTACCAGAAATAAAAGCGTCTTGCGCACCATAAGCTACTAATTGCATTAATCCCTATTAATACCCCACCTTTCGGTGTATTTGGAGGGTATAGACTATATCTTAAGCCTTCATTGAGAATTACTAGTTCTCTCAGACCCACTTCTTTTAGTCGTTGAACATTCTTCTTATCCTAGTATATCGGACTTAGAAGCTTTGATGCGGATTGCCCAATCCTCTACGTTATTACTATTGGGTACGGCTATTAACCGTGTTCCTCTTAATTATTTCTAAATAAGAGTAGTAGTAGAGGCTCTAAGGGGTTTCCCGCAGTTGAAAAGTGTCGCAAACAATACTCAAAAGTATTTAATTCACTAGCAATAATACATTGTAAATCGACAGATAACAAACATATATACATTGTCAATTTTTAAGAGTATTTAATCTTTTAAGGATAGATATCTTAATTTTCTATCCCGATATTGCTTTTCAAGGCTAATCAATAACCTGCCATTTTTTATTTGTTATAATATACACTTAGAAAAAAAAAATAAATTAATTGGCGAGAATTATATATACGTTAGAGTCTAAAAATATAAAAAAATATTTACAGATATAATTAAACAAGCTAGGAGATTATAACATTCATTATAGAATGTATTTATAAAAAAATTATTTTTTTTTAGATACTACTTTTTTCTTAGTTGCTGTAGGTTTCCTAGATATTACCTTCTTCTTAGAGCTAGGTTTTTTATCTGCAGTAGGTTTCCTAGATATTACCTTCTTTTTAGATGAACTTGGTTTAGGTTCGGGTTTAGGTTCGGGTTTAGGTTCGGGTTTAGGTTCGGGTTTAGGTTCGGGTTTAGGTTCGGGTTTAGGTTCGGGTTTAGGTTCGGGT